AGGTCGCGGTCATCGTCTTTGGGCATATTGAACGACTCTTGTTTCTCAGGGGGTAGGTAAATGTCCTGCCGTGGTGGTCCACCGATGTTACCCACCACAGTCACGGTCGCTCCGTGAGGCTCTGCAGCGTGAGCATAGGGAAAGCCCAAGAAGGCTAAGGCGTGAATGCCAGTGGCTTGCGATAGAAGTTCCGCATCGCCCGGCCACGGCAGAGTCTTTGCTAGTTCCCACTTCGACACCAGCGGCTGGTCGTCTATCTCCAAGCCGATGAACGCGGCAAACTCCTTCTGGCTCTGCTGCCGGCGAATCCTTTCGTCGCGTATAATGCTCGATACGATTACCTTGCGCCTCTCCAGGTCGGCTTTCCGGTCGGCCATTTCTTAACACTCCATTAACCCAACGAATCATCGCCATATATGCGAAAACGCCTTAGTTGGCAATAGCCCCTAGGCGAAAACGCCTTAAGGCTCCCTAACGGCATGATTTCGCGCGACAAAAACTCATCTATAGGCGATATCGCCTTTTTCATTGACACGCAAGGCGAAAACGCCTATAAGTTGGATTGCGGTTAACGAGTCGCATTTTGTTTTGAGCCGCTAGGCAACCGAGAGGCCATCAATCATGACGAATACAGGGCGCGCCCGCTCTTTGCGGGCCGAAGGGATGTCTTTTGCCGGAATAGCAAAGGAATTGGAGGTTGGACTTCAATGGGCGTACAAAATGGCGGGTGATGTGGCGCGCGGGGAGCCACGGGAGACGGCAGGCACCGTCGTGCGCCACGGCGCAATCAATGGCGGGTGCTCGACTACTTCTGAGCTGATTCCAATCTCAATGCCGCGGATAGCGGCGCTTCATGGTGCATCATGAGCGCGTCTGGAGGTGATGACTTCGCGCTGGGCACGCCGGTTTTGATCTCTGGCACCGTTGTCGGGCGATCCGAGTTTCAGTCTGGGCCGCCCGCGTACCTCGTTGAGTTCGACAAGAAGGGCCGCTCGATGCGCGACTGGTTCATCGGCGCTGATTTGGACGTTGAATTGGAAGAAAACGGAGGCGGGATATGAGCACGACGAACGACGGCAATAACAAGCCACAGGCTGACGATGTCGACACGGAATTCAGCTATGGCGATTGGGTTGAGTTCAAACTGAACCTCAACGTGTTCGGCATCGTCGTAGGCTCTGACTGCCTTGGCCTTAAGTACGACGTGCAGCTTTCGCCGTCTGGTGTGGTTGTGCCGTTCTTCGGCGTGACGCTTCAGCCAATGGAAAGAAGCGACGAGTTTGAGCCGCCTCTGCAGGATGAGGTGGAAAGCAACGTGATCGATTTCACTCGTGAGCGCGAACTGCGTGCAGCCACGAAAACACAGGGAGCGGCGTGATGGGGAAGGCGACGGAATTTAAGGTTGGGCAGCGCGTCAAGTGCGTGGACGATGTGTTCTCTAGCCGCGAACTGACAGCAGGCGAGACTTACGAGGTTGTCGGTCACAACCTTGGCGATCTTCGCCTTGATGGCCTCAAGAGTTCGTGGCGCTCATCTCGCTTCACCGCCGCCCCATTGTTCGCCGTAGGCGACAAGGTGCTGGCTACTAAAGATGACTGCGATATCACCAAGGGCAACACCTACATCATCAACGAAGTCGATGATGAGGACGACGAATGCCCATACTGCGTCACGGACGATGCTGGCGAAAACTGGTGGCTTTCCGCAGGTACTTATGTTGCAGTCCCCACCTACTCCTCCTGCGCCGCAGCGGAAGTCGACAACCTGGCCGACGAGTATGGTGGCGCTAAGCTGAATATTGTTGCCGGCCGCTATTACGAAACGCTCGACGGTCGGAAGGTCGGGCCGATGGTGGGTTACGGCTTTGACGACCGCTTTTGTGTTGAATTTGGAGACGGACGTTTCTGGATGAAGGACGGAACGGCGCACGGCGACACCAACGGTGCCGACCTCATCGCCGAATGGCAGGACGCGCCCGTTGTTGCGCCCGTTGTTGCCTCGGCAACAACTGCGAAGTTCAAGGTTGGTGATCGGGTGAAGTTCCGCGACGACTACGGTTCGTCGGCACGCGGCAATGAAGCGACCGTCATCAAGCTGAATGTGTGGGGCAAGTACGGCGTTCAGGTAGACCAAGGCGGCAAGTGGGGCATTTCCACAGAGTCCGCATCAAGCCTGGAACTCCTGCCGCCCACCACCATCGCCGACATCGTGCGCAAGCACAGCCCAGCCATCGTCTGCCGCGTCGACAACGGCCAGCCTCTCCAGAGCACGCGCCCGTTTGTGCACCACGACAGCGACGCGGCTAGTGATGAGGCTGGCCGCCTTGCCAAGGCAAATCCCGGCAAGGAGTTTGCCGTCTATGAGTACAAGCGCAGCGCCAAGGTCGATCGTGTTTACGATCACGAATGGCAGCGCATCGCCAAAGATAGAACCATAGCGCCTTGGCGCGTAGAGAAGAGGGCGGCGGAAGCGCTTTCCAAGCAATCGGGCATTCCGATCTTCTCCGCCGAGAAAGCCGTTTCTGACTGGCTTAAGCGCGCAGCCTAACTTTCCACCACAACACCACACCAACAACTTGCTGGCCGCAAGCCAGCAAGAAGGAGTATTTATGACGAAAACGGAAATCATCCTGATCCGCGAGGGCGTGCTGGAATCGTGGATGCACGACGAACACGACCCAGAACTTCATCCCGCAGACACAACCGACTGGACGCCATCAACACTGACACAAAGCCTAATCGGCGGCGGCATCATGTTCACCATCGCGCTGGCGTTCTATGGCGCGGCTATGATCCTGGCCGAACTGCAGACGACCTTTATGGGGCTTAGGTGATGGACGCCGCTCTTTTCATGTTCGCGTGGTTTGCAGGGATTGCTCTTTGCATATTCGCTATCGGGTACGCCTGCAAATGACCGCTCCAGACCCGTTCCGCATGTTCATTTATACCAGCATCGCTTTGGTGCTGGCACTCGCCGCAATGAGGTTTATTGGCTGATGGCACTAAATTGGGAAATCTTAGAAGACACAAGCGACACGGATCCGCCGATCTCGCTCATCTATGGACCGGCCAAGATCGGCAAGACCACGCTAGCCAGTGAGTTTCCGGCTCCTTACTATGTGCGGACTGGCGACGGCGAGCGCGCGCCTAAGGGCGTCACCATGAAGTCGTTCGGCGTGTCGGAATCTTACGCCGACATTGTCGACCAGATTGACTGGATGCTTGACGCTGAGCACGACCGCAAGACGTGGGTGCTTGATGCCGCGGATGGCCTTGAGTTGCATATTCGCGCCGAAGCGTGCGCTCGCAACGGATGGGCCAACATTGAAGAGCCAGGATTCGGCAAAGGCTACGCCGCCGAACAGTCGATCTGGCACGAGTTCATCAAGAAGATCATGGCGCTGAAAAAGGCGGGCTTCTACGTGGTCATCATCTCGCACGTCAAAGCCAAGACCGTTCCGGGCGTCACCACGGACAGCTACCCGCGCTATGTGCCGAACCTTCGCGATGATGCGTCAGCCGCACTTTGCGACGCGTCCGACCTGATCGGCTTTTTGCATCAGCGAGTGTCGATCAAGAAAGAGGAGTTGGGCTTCAAAAAAACGAATAATCGCGGCGAGGGTAGCGGCGACGTCAACATCGCAGTTCAGGAGCGACCTGGCTATATCGCTGGCTCGCGCTACGACATTCCCAAGACGACGCTGCCGTACAAGCGTGGCGAGGGCTTCAAGGTCTTGGACTTCTATTTCCAACGCAATGCGCTTGCCCCGGACGACACTACGGAGGTGGAAGACAAAGACTAATCTACTACTAACTGTCTACCACCACCCGACCAACAAGGAATCCACAATGGCCAAATTCGGCGTATCAATTGCAGTCACTGAAGAAGGCACAGACCAGCGTCCGCAGTATGAGGATTTGCTGGCCGGCGTTTACAAGCTCGAGCTTAGCGCGGTGAAGATTCCGCGCGCCAATGAAGGTACGACAAACGAGACGGCTGGCTTCAATGCCACGTTCGATGTCGTTGAACCTGAGGAGTACGCGGGCCGCAAGACGTTCAAATATTACAACCTGACGCACCCAAATTCTGAGGCCCAGCGTATTGGCCAAGAGGAGTTCAGCCGGTTGCGACGCGCGCTCGGCTTCGGCGATGTCGACGGCGAACTGGAGGAGCAAGAAGTTATCGATGAAATGCGCCTCGTGCCGTTCATCGCGACGATCTCTATGGGCAAGGACTCCAAGAAAAAGAACGCGGACGGCTCGCCTGTCTACCCGGCCAGCATGGGCATTTCCAGGTACTGGTATCCCGACCTGGACGACGCGCCGCCCATCGGTGTTGTAGCCGCGGCAAACGACAACAAGGTTGCGGCAAAGGTTGTGGCCATGGCGGCAACAACAGCGCCGGCTGCGGCTGGCAGCAAGCCGTGGAAGCAAAAGACGTAACGCGATAACGGCGGGCTTCGGCCCGCCAACTTCCCACAAGAGGAGAATACCAGCGTGAAACTCACCATTCCACGCGCCGACTTGGCGCGCCTACTCAACAGCACAATCAAGGTCGTTGAGTCCCGCAATAGCATCCCGATCCTATCGACCGTTCGCCTTGTTGCGGACGGCGGCAAGCTTACCGCAACGGCTACTGACATGGATATTGAAATCCAGTCCGCCATCCCTGCCGAAGCCGAAGAAGACGGCGCGCTCTGCGTGTCCGCCTCGCTCTTGGATAGCATCGTCAAGAAGCTTCCGCCCATTCAGGACGTGTCACTGGTGGAGGCCGCCGGCACGCTCACCGTCAAGGCTGGCCGCTACACTTCCCGCCTGCAGGTTCTTCCTACAGAAGACTTCCCGTCATTCTCGGCGGATGGCTTCACGGCCAACTTCGAAGTGGACCTGGCAGCGGTTGTTGCGCCGTGCAAGTTCGCGATCTCGACTGAAGAGACGCGCTATTATCTGAATGGTGTTTATCTGGTTGGCGACGAGACGACGCTTACCGCAGTGGCTACGGATGGGCGTCGTCTTTCTCGTCATCAGACGGACAGCGTCGCGCAGTTCAACGGCGTCATCCTCCCGCGCAAGTTCGTCGGGTTGATTCCCGCTGGCGTGGTAACTGTCGACCTGAGTAGCACCAAGGTACGCGTCACGTCTGGCGAAACCGTCATCACCTCAAAGCTGATCGACGGCACGTTTCCGGATTATCAGCGGGTCATTCCGGCCGGCAACGACAAGGTCATTACGTTCGACACGGCAACGATGGCCAAGGCTGCCGGCCGCGTGGCTATCGTGTCCTCGGACAGAGGACGCGCTGTCAAGCTTTCGTTCGACCGCGACGCAGCGCTTGAAGGACGTTGCGTGCTTGCCGTCAACAATCCGGACAGCGGCAGCGCAACTGAGGAGGTTGTGGTCGCCTACGAAGGCGAGCCGATCGAGATTGGTTTCAACAGTTCGTACCTGGCCGAACTCGTCGGACAGTTTCCGGCTGGCGACATTCATCTGGCGCTGAACGATGGTGGATCGCCTGCGGTCTTTACGTCGGAAGGCGCGCCAGGGTTGCTTGCCGTACTCATGCCAATGCGCGTGTAGACATGGATTGGCGCGCAGACGGCAAGCCGTACATGCCTAGCAATGGGACGGAAGGCGAGTGCTTCCAAAGTCGTTGGTGCTATCGATGCGCCAACGACAATCCGGACGCTGGCGACCTATGCGAGATTCTAGGTAACGCTCTATTCGGCGAGCAATCTGTCGAATGGATATACCGCAATCGCGAACCGACTTGCACGGCGTTCATTCCGTTCGAAGCGGGTGGCAAACCCAAGCCGGAGCCTCGCTGCCCGCATACCTTGGAGTTGTTTTGATGACCACACCAGCCACCCAACTAAACATTGCCGAGCAATGGCTGCGTGAGGCCGTCGCGCACCTACTAGCCACTAAGGGTGATCGATCTTTGCGTGATAACCTGGCGCGCGTTGCTGATGATTGTGCGGCTGTTGCGGCAAGGGAGGATGCGAAGTGAAGTCGCAGATTGAGCGCATCCGCGAACTGCAAGTTACCAAAGGCATTGGCTTGTTGGAGGCGAAGAGCATCATTCAAAAGGAAGACCTGCTTGAGCGCATCGCTAAGGCGAAGAACCTTGCAGATATCAAATCAATCCTACTCACAATGGTTCGCTAGTGCCAAAATTCCCGCAGCCAACGCCTAGCACTGTCAGAGCCATATACCAGGCTTACGAGGCTGCTAACGTACAGCGTGATGGCCGCTCCATATCGGTCAGCACGCTGGCCGAGGAATGCGAGCGAAAGTTGTTCTATGACTTCCGGTGGGTATCGCAGCAAGAGGCAATACAGGGCCGCACGTTACGGATTTTTGAAACGGGCAACGTCGAGGAACAGCGCTGGATTGAAAACCTCCGTATGATCGGCTGCGAGGTGGTCGACCAAGACGGAACAGACCGTGACGGCAACCCACGACAGATCATGGTCGAAGCTTGCGGCGGGCATGTCAGGGGATATCTCGACGCGGAAATCCTCGGCTTGCCGGAGGCACCTAAAACCATCCACGTTGGCGAGATCAAGTCACACAACTTGAAGTCCTTCACGGCGCTAAAGAAAGACGGTGTGCGCAAGAGCAAGCCTGCCCATTTTGGCCAGATCCAAACTTACATGCATCAGCGCGGCCGCGTCCGCGGAATCTATCTCGCGGTCTGTAAGGATAACGACGAGCTTTACGCAGAGCGAATGGAACTGGACTTGCCGTATGTGCTTCGCCTTTTGGCAAGAGCGCAGCGGATTATCGACGCTAACGAACCGCCCGCTAAGCTACACGAAGACCCTAACCACAAGATGGCGTTCGCATGTGGTTGGTGCCGTCACAAGCCTGTTTGCCACGACGGTGCGAAGCCACGCGTGAACTGCCGTACGTGCCTCTACAGCGCTCCGGACGTTGGTGGGTCATGGTCTTGCGCTCGCTGGTCGAAGCCTCTCAGCAACGAAGAGCAGGCCGCAGGATGCCCCGCTCATCTGTGGTTGCCTGGACTGGTGGACGGGAAGCAAGTCGATTGCTCAGAAGAGGACGAGACGATCACTTATTTGATGCGCGACGGCTCCACATTTGTCGACGGCGAAACGAAGGAAGCAGCATGACCGACCACCCCGCTACCCGCCCCGCATCTTTCGACTCCCGCGTCATGGCGCATGTCCCTCTGATCCGGGCCAAGGCAAGGTTATACGTAAAGCCTGAAGGCCGTGAGGACTTCGTTCAGGACTGCCTTGTGGCTGTCTTTGCGAATTGGCGCGGGTTCCGCAATGACGGAAACTACAGCGGATTTACCACTTGGATAACCTGGCAGATAAGGTCCGTCACATCTAATCACAGACAGAAAACGAAGTCTCTTGCCAGCGCCATATCGCAAGGCGCTGCCTTACACAACACAGCCCCGCTCGGGCGCCGTGTCGGTAAAATGGGTGGCAAGTATTCAATTGTCAGGACATCTGCGCCACAGGAGTATTCGGCTGCGGCGAGGGAGGCTATTGACCACATTCCTGACGGCAGGAGCAAAGATGCGCTCTTTATGAGAGCGCTAGGCGGAAGCCTGAAGGAAATAGGAAGTGTGCTTGGTGTGTGCCACCAGCGGGCCGACCAGTTGATTGGCAGCGCTCGCTTTTGCCTAGATGGAGTGGCGGCTTAATGGCACTCCGGTACTACCAGCGCGAGGCCAATCAGGCGGTTTTTGACTACTGGTCAGAGACGCCCGGAAACCCATTGGTTGTGAGTGCCACAGGGTGCCATGCGTCCGGCACACAAATCCTTATGTATGACGGAACCACAAAGCCCGTCGAAATGGTTGCGGAAAACGATAACCTTATGGGGCCGGACAGCAAGCCAAGGCGTGTTTTGCGCACCGTTAGCGGCAAGGAAATGATGTACCGCGTGACGCCAACAAAAGGCGAGCCATTCGTGGTGAATGAAGGACATATACTCTCGCTAAAAATAACCAGCCAGGGCGAGGCTAAGGCAAAATTCCCCTCAGGACGGACAGCCGGACAGATTGAAAATGTTCGTCTGTCGGATTGGCTTAATAAGGCGAAATACTGGAAGCACTTGCGGAAGTTGTGGCGCGCTGGAGTTGATTTCAAATATCCCGCTAACGACAATCTGCCAGTGCCAGCCTACATAGTCGGGGCCATGCTTGGTGACGGCAGTATGACGCATCAGGTTGGCATTACCAATATGGATGCGGAGGTTTTGGACGAAGTTTGCGACTATGCAGAATCGCTTGGCGTCAGAGTGAGAGTTACGAAAAAACCAAACAACCAGGCTTGGGGAGTTTTCTTTCCAGACGACGAGGCGAACAAGGTTACTCGCAACCGCTTTGTCTCCAGACTTGAAGAAGCCGGCGTGTGGGGGATGATTTGCGACCAAAAAGCCATTCCGCATACGTACAAGGCGGGTAGCCGAGAAACACGACTAGAGGTTCTGGCGGGACTTCTCGACACAGACGGACATCTTTCTGGGGGATCCCACTTCGACTTTATCTCAAAGTCTGAATCTCTATCAAGAGACGTGACGTTTGTGGCACGCAGCCTTGGCCTGGCTGCGTATGTGAACCCTTGTGAAAAATACTGCCAGACAGGAGGAGGCGGAACGTATTGGCGCGTCTCGATTTCTGGTGATGTGGAGATAATTCCTAATCGTGTTGAAAGGCAAAAGGCATCGCCAAGAAGGCAAAAAAAGAATCCACTTGTTACAGGTTTCTCTGCGACGCCGATCGGCGTTGGCGACTATTACGGTTTTGCACTGGACGGGGATAACCTCTATCTAACGGCAGACTTCACGGTACACCACAACACCGGCAAGTCGATTATGCAGGCGTCATTGACCTGCGACTTGCTGGACGGATGGTCAGATCTGCGTGTCATGAACACGACTCATGTCGTGGAGCTGGTGGAATCCAACTTCAAAGAATTGGTTGGACTGCGTCCGTTCGCGCCTACTGGTATATGGGCTGCGTCTCTTGGCCGACAAGATCGCAGCGCTCAGGTCTTGTTTAGCCAGATCCAAACAGTGCATGACAAGGCTGAAGCCATCGGCCATGTGGACGTGCTTCAAATAGATGAGGCGCACTTGGTGCCATTCAAGCAGGCGACCATGTATCGCCGTATGATCGATGCGCTACTGGTGGTTAATCCGGACATGAAAATCAACGGCTTCACGGCCACGGATTTTCGGCTTGATGGTGGTCGTCTTACCGAAGGCGAGGGCCGACTTTTCGATGAGGTTGTTTACGACTACGGGCTGCGGCGCGGAATCGATGATGGCTACCTGACGCCAATCACCAGCAAGCCTGTAGGCACCAAGTACGACACGACCGGCGTCGGCCGTTCGATGGGCGAGTACAAGGCAAGCGACTACAGAGAGGCAGTCGACACTGAGTCGCTAAATCGTCGTGTTGTTGAAGAGGTTCTAGACACAGAAGGCCACCGCAATAAGGCGTTGATATTCTGCCGCGGCGTCGAGCACGCTGGCCATATACGGGACGAGTTCCAGAAGGCTGGCCGCGCCGTTGAGTTGGTGCATGGTGGCACTCCGAAAGGCGAACGTCGCAGGACGATCGAGCGCCTGAAATCGGGTGAACTCTGGGGAGTTGTCAACGACAACATCCTTAGCACCGGTACGAACATCGTTGGCGCCGACCTTCTTGTAGACCTGTATCGCACCATGTCGGCTAGCCGCTACGTGCAGCGAGCTGGACGCCTAACGCGCGTCATCTATCCGCCATGGTTCGACCCGGAGGCGGTTGAAGCAGAAGCCCGCCGCGCTGCTATCGCATCGTGGATAAAGCCTAACGGCAGGTACATGGACTTCGCTGGCAACATCAATGAGCACGGTCCCGTCGACATGGTCCAGCCGAAGAAGCCAGACAGCGGACAGGGTGAGGCGCCGATTAAGCTCTGCCCGAACTGCGACGAGATATGCCATGCGTCGGCTCGAGTTTGTCATTGCTGCGGGACGGAGTTTGTATTTGAGGAGAAGCCTAAGTTTGCGGAGCGGGCCAGCGACGCGCCTATCATCTCAACGCAAGTAGATATGTGGCGGAAGGTGACGAGTCGGCGACTGGCACAGCACACAAGCTCGAAGACCGGCAAGACGATGATTAAGATAACTCTCATGGCGGGTTTCCTTGCCGTCACGGAGTTCGCCGGACCTAGCCATGTTGGGTTTCTAAAGAACAAGGCAGATCGATTTTGGAAAACCCACGGCGGCTCGCTTCCATATCCGAAGACAGAGGAAGAGTACCTGTTAAGGCAGCATGAGCTTATGCCAACGGCCGAAGTCGAGATCGTTTACGCCGGAAAATACGCCAACGTGAAAGACGTTCGCGCGGCAGCCGACAACGATAACGAACCACAAGCGGATAACGACAACGACGTTGCGTCTGAAGAATACCTTGACGATTTTATCCCATTCTGAGGAGTACACATGTCACCAATTAACGCACTAACGCAGGCCACGGACACCTATACAGCGGCCACGGTAATCGCGGCGCTTAAGGCGGCCGGATG